GTGCTGGTACTGCCAACTGTAGTTTGGTTAATGTTTGTAATTGTACCAGTATTGTTGTTGTTAGTATTGACTGTGCTGACGCTATTGCTAGTACTGTTTGTATCTACTAGCGTTTTAGAATCATATGTTCCTTGATTAATAACACCTGTAGTACCAGTAGTTGTGCCGCCAGTAGTACTTGATGTGCTCGTTGTCTGCGCTGTTGCAGTCGTGGCAATGATTGTAGCCATTACGGCTATCAAGATTTTTATTTTCATTTTCGCGCTCCTAAGAGGCTAAACACCTCTTACTATATTTACTAGGCTAGCGGTTAAAGATTTACTAGCAGTTAATCTTTCTTAGATTTTTTATCAGTTGCTCTAACCCGTTCTTTGGATTCTTTTAGTATCTTGTCTGCAATAGGACTAGAGTGATGTGGGTGCGGTTTTGGGGGTGTTTTAAGTCTAGGCTTATGTTTGAACCAACTCATAAGAAATCTCCCTATAATTGCAAAATATTTACAACTATAGGGAGATTGTATATGTACAGCTATTAATTAAGCGATGCCAACTTGCGGACCAGCTTTACCTTGGCTATCGTTGAAATCAATGCCGCCAGTAATAACTACACTGCTTTCTCCAGATGTGAGCATTTCTCCAGAACTAACAACTGTAAAGTTACCATTAGTCGGATTGATGACTAAAATCAAACTAACATTGTCGGTATTGCTGTAGATTTCATACCATTGGCGTGTTAATATTTGTTTGAATCTTTCATAGTTGATTGTTCCATCCTCTTCTGGGATAGATGCAATTAATTCTTCATTAAAGTACGGTCTACCTTTTTCCGAAACAACAGAACCAATAGCAGCAATTAAGAAATCAGCTACTGCACCGTTTGGATTTACTCCACGCTTGCCTTGTAAGCCTGGCGGTACTTGTGCATTAAAACTATCAAACCATTTAGGACTTGACATATTAGTAGCTTGTACTGAATTAGCTTCTTTCTTTTCTCCAGTACCGACTTTAGTCTTTACACCTTTAACAGTTTTGTATTTGACAATTTCACTATAGTTTTTGCCAATGCCCGACGGGTCAACACCTGCAGTTTTACACAGTGTCTTCAACGCTTCTAAGAAACCACGTTTACCGGCAGACCCTGCAAGAACACCACTACCACCTAAACGTCCACCACTTTCTGCTCTACGGCTAGCTTTAACTTCAACGCCAACTTCTTCGCCCTGGTAAACACTTGTTAAGTCGCCTTTACCTTTGGACTTAGCCACCGGCTTACATAAGATAGATAATCCAAGTTCTCCCGGACCCCATGCCCCGCCACCTTGACCTGCATCTAATGCAAGTAACTTGTCAAAGATTTTGTTATAGATATACGCTAGATCTTCGTCTTGAATTAGTTCGCCAACGTTGCCTTCGCTAGTATTGATTAAGTCTTCAAATTCAATAATACCAGTTTCACACTGGCGCATGAAATTTAAAATCTTAGGACTTTCTTTCTTAAAGTTTCTTAAATTAGGAGGTTGATCCTTAAAACCTAGATCCTGGAAAATGTTTTCTAATGGATAGAGTAACTTTTGATATAAAGCATTTTGCGTAGGCTTAGGACGAGTATTACTTTCATCTCGTTCTCCTGTACGCTTTGCTTCATTAGAATACCATATACGCAATTGATCTAAAACACCAACTGCTTTACCTGCTAACAAGTCAGCGGATTTCTTTACTTCTTTGAAGAATTGATCTACAGTTACTAATGCCTCAGTTCCGCCAGCTGTAAATGATTTCTTAACAGCACTAACATGCCCTTTATGAATCATCTTCATAGCATCACGCAACCCGGGATTTGTGCGCAAATCTTTCAACATCTTTGCAGCAGCCTTTGGATCTCCCATCAATGCAACAAAAGATTCGTACCAAGGTTCGTCACCTGCTTCAACTGCTTCTGCTAAAGGTTCTTCTTCAGCTGGTTTGGGAGGTTGCTGTTGTGCTGCCGGCGCAGGTGCCTGTGGCGCAGGAGCAGCTTGAGGTTGTGCTACTGCAGGCTCTTCTGCTGGTTGTTCAGTAGTTGAAACAAGATTTTTAATGACACCCATAGCAATACTGTAAAGAGGATCGTTAGGATCAACGATTTCAATAATATTGCTTAGGATCTGAAGATCGTTTTCACCCTTACCTGTAGGTGGGGCAAACTCTAATAGGACTGATTTAAATTCACTGTATCTCATAGTGTAATATTTAGCGCAGTTTAATCATTTGGGAAGTCAAGATTAAAGCTTAATATTATCCTATCTTCGTCAGATTCGTTAGGTTGTGAACTATGTGGCAACCAAGAAGGAAATAGTACCATAAGACCTTCTTCTACTGATTGTGTATGCACAATAGGAACAGTTGGGAATCCGTTGCTTAATTTTGATGACATAGTTTTAGAAATATATGCGGGATCTTTAAATACTAGATTACCACAATATGGTTTAGCATTAACGTAGTATACCCCACTATACAAGCTATTATTGTGTATATGTTCGGGAACATATGCTCCTTTAGGATATATTGTAGCCCACATATTCGAAATGATAGTTTTACCGGTATAGTGACTTCCTAACAGATTTTTAGAAACATTAATAACAAACTGTGCTACTGGATCCCATTCGGGGGCGTTGGCAAGATTTCCTGTATAAAATGTAGTAATTCCAAATTTATCAAAATCTGCTCTAGAATTAGATTCTGAGCCTAGATCCCAATGATAAGACATTAGTCCGGCATGCGGTAAGCCTGACTGTGTAATAGCATCATAGGTTTCTTCTTTCCATTTGTAGACTAGTTTCTTAATTAAATCTTGTATAGCCACATTGTCGCTAATTGCAGCATATATAGGGGTTGAAAAAATATTTGTGTTAAAGTTGTTCATATTTCTGGGAATAAACATTCCTGTATAAAAATTTTAACATCTTCCTCACTTAGGCCTAAGCTGGTCATAACTTTAGGAGTGTGCGGATTCTGTTTTTGGTTTTGTGCATAATAATTTTGCATATCCTTAGTGTTAACAGCTTGCCCGGCTGTTTCATCTATGCATTCTAGATAATGATCTACTAGAATATGTGCTAGTGCAGTAAGTTGTTTCAATTCTTCTTCGTCACTAACATTACCTGCTGCTACCATACCTGAACTAAAGATACGTTCTGCCCAATCGGGTAGTTTACGTTTTTTGTTCCATTCATACCGACCAGTTTCGTCTTTAAAATATTCGATCATGGGATGATTAGTATCGCCGGCAGGACTGTAGTCTATAAAACAACCAGTAATTTTGTTTTTACCAGCAATTACATCAAATCCGAATATAGGAGCAGGATTGTCTAGATGTGGGAATACACAACAGTGCATCATCCATAATCCTTTAGTTTCGCGAGCGTCTACAACATCAATGTGCGCACGACGATATCGACTACTTGTCCAGACTTTGTTTACCCATCCTGGCTGATTAAATCGATCCATGCCGGGCTCGTGTATAATACTGCCAGTAGCATAGAATCTACTCTCTAGATATTGTTCTATCTCTATAAGAGTATCCCAAACATTACTCATCTACAAACTCAACTAGTGTCATCATATCTTTAAACAGTTCTTCGGCATATTTAAAGCATACTTTAGCTTCGTCTGCCATACTGTCATCTAGACGTTCACGAATAGCTGCCTTTAGTGCATCAGGATTCTCAAACTGGTAATATTTGCCAGCACCCGGAACACGTTTTGCAATCATTTGGCCGCCTGCTAGATCGCCCATATGACGTACATAGAGGTGCGCCATTAAACGTTTAGGATCATCTTTAATGCTTAAAATATATTTGATATAACGTTCTGTTGCTGGCAAAACTTTGGGTTCTTCTTTAGAGCTGTCATGTAGCTCTAAGTAGTCTTGTAAAATTGCAGGAGCTCTTCGGATATCTGGCAATCCATTTAGCAATCCATGTGGCATAGAGCACACTTCTAAAATTTCATAACATGGATGTTGATTTTTTAGATAGGCAGCATACAACTCTGGATTAATTTTGCCTGAGAATAAAATCTTGACAAATGGTTGTGTTTCTGCATTACGATGTGCTTCGTGCGTTAATTCTTTTAAGCTCATTGTTCTTCCATTTTAATCTGTAGTGGAAACCCATTGCTTCTAGCTAGATTAGTTGCTTCAACTGCTTTTACTTCAGCAATTTCATAACTGTAAACACCGGCAATTCCGCTTCCTTCTGTATGTATCTGAATTGTTATTGCCTTGGCAGTTTCTTGAGTATGTTTAAAAATTTCTGTTAATATTCCGACTACGAAATCTATTGGAGTGTGATCGTCGTTTAATAAGACCACTTTCCATAACTTGGGTTCTTCGAATTTTTGTTTGATTTTTTCGTCGAGTACTATATCTGTTAATGCCATAATGTTTTTCTCCGAGTGAGTGGGGGAATAACTCCCCCACTATATTACTTAACCTCTACAATATTAATTATCCTAGCTTTCTTTTCTTCAGGAATAACATATTCTAGATTAATAGTTAAGACGCCGTCTTTAATCTCAGCACCTTTTACTATCATGTGTTCGGACAATTGCCATGATCTTTCAAAATCTCGGCTACTTAATCCTCTGTGCAAGTATTGACGACCTGCAGGTTCATTTGAAGTGTCGGTTGATCCCCTAACTGTTAGAACATCCTGTTCTACTTCGATTGCAATTTCGGATTTTTTAAATCCAGCTACTGCAATTTCAATGATGTAGTTATTATCATCAGTCTTTACAACATTGTGAGGTGGATAATTAGTAGCCAGTTGATTAGCAAATCTTGTTTCAAATGAATCAAACATTCTATCAAAACCTACTAGAGCTCTGTTTAGCTGAGCCAAGCTATTAGTATCAAAACGTGTTAACGTACTATTCATTTTATTTCTCCTTAATTAAGCAAGAATGTTGTAGGGCCCCACCCGGGCACCCTACAGTTATTTTATAACACAAACAGTCTCT